ACGTGATATTGCTATCATATTAAATGGTATCAGTGGAGAAGATGAGTGGGATGATAGTTTTCTAGAGCGTAGATATATTGCTTATACACTACAGTTTACAATGAAATCGTATCTGTATGGTCCATACAACACTGCGGATGTCATCAAGAAAGCAATTATCCACGAAACTTTGGGCGATCTTGATGTCGGTCGTAGAACAATTACAAGAACATATACACCAAAAGCAGTTACAGATATCAATACTGATGGAGTTATCGATGTAAACGATGATGCCTTAGTTGATGCTGGTGATGACTTTGGATTTAATGAAGGGATTCAATTCTTATGAGTAACCTAGAAGATAACATGGAGGAAATCCTCAACATTAGTGCTGAACCTGTTGAGGAATCCAAACCATCTAAACCACAACCACCTAAGGTTGATGCTGAAGATCGTGAAAAAGATTACAGATATACACGTACTGAATTGTACTCCCTCATAGACAAGGGTCAGGAGGCGGTCAACGGGGCGTTAGAGGTCGCTCAGGAGTCAGGGCACCCTAGAGCATATGAAGTCGCTGTAGCGGCAATGAAGCACGTCGCAGACATGACAGACAAACTTGCTGACCTTCATAAGAAGATGAAGGATCTTGACGAGGATAAGAAAGGTCCATCCAAGGTTACCAACAACGCTATGTTTGTAGGATCTACAGCAGAGCTTCAAAAGATGCTCAAAGATATGAGTGGGGGTAAACGCTAAATAATCTCGTAAACCCTCGTCGGTTGATCATGAGAGATTATAAGGAACTAAAAGAACTCTGTGAAGCAAAGCGCGGTCTCTACGCAAATATCCACGCAAAGCGAAAACGAGGAGAAGCACCAGCGAAGTCAGGTAGTAAGGACTACCCCGCTAAGGATGCTTTTCAAAAGGCGGCGAGGACTGCCAAAGAAAGTTTTGAACTCACCACAGAAGCAGCCTGGACAAAAAAAGCAGGCAAAAACAAAGAAGGAGGTCTCAATGAAAAGGGACGAAGATCTTATGAGAAGGAAAATCCAGGATCTGACCTTAAGGCACCAAGCAAAAAGGTTGGAAACCCCCGCAGGGCATCGTTCTGCGCTCGAATGAAGGGCATGAAAAAGAAACTAACCAGCAAAAAAACTGCTAACGATAAGGACAGCAGAATCAACAAATCACTACGTAAGTGGAATTGCTGACATACTTGTTAAAAGTATGTTAAAATAGAGCAATTTTACTCACACAATCTATAATTATATTATGAGTTCTGATATGACAATGCGTTTAAATGACAGCGACATCACACGTTTAGTCAAAGCTTGCCAACTCTACCAAGAGAAGACGGGTTCTGAATACATGTGGGACGAGTATAACGATTTAATTCAAAAACTCAACACTTACAAAGAACAACATTCTGTAGCGAAATGAAATCTTTAATTACGATTCTGGTTGTGTTATTTTTTGCTGCCCCAGTATGGGCAGTAGATGTAGTAATGGGTTCTGGTGGGAACCTAGTATTTGAACCTAATGAGATCACAATCTCGGCAGGTGACACAGTTCACTTTATCAACGAAGCACTACCACCACACAATATTATTGTAGAAGCACGTCCTGATCTCTCTAGAGAATCATTACTGTTTGCTCCAGGAGAAACACAGGACGTTGTATTTGCTGACGCAGGAGACTATAACTTCTTCTGTGGTCCCCATCAGGGCGCAGGTATGACTGGTGTTGTTCACGTAAATTGAGAGACTATAATGAATTGGTCTCCCGAATTAAAAAAACGATATAACTTTGCTTTATCAGCATTTTCAAGAATGTATGGTACAAGTCATATCACAATGGAGATGATGCACTTCAGTTATCAATGGGCGGATTCTGATAACAATCATCCAGAAGGAACATTAACTAGTATCGATTTTTATTTCCGAGACTTATGGACAAACGCAAAAACGATATGAAAGTAATACCATCGTTAGTAATTTTAGGTAGCATTGCTTTTTTTGTTATCTGGGGAATCAACAACGCTTATCCAGTATGATGTTACAATTCGCTAGATTCTGTGGGGTTGTATTAAACAACCCATACGGATTAGGATTTCTCTCAACCATTTTAGTCTTTGTCCCCATCATAGGAATGTGGGCAGTTCATAAATACGATTGGCAGCACTGGGAACCTTTCCACAAACATGAATAAGGAACCGGACTACACTGTCAATTTAACAATAGAAGATATACGTCTCTTACACCATTGTGTGATAAAGAGGTTAGAAATGTGGGAAGGATTTCCTGCTCGACCAGCAGAAGAACAAGAGCACCTATGGGTAATGAGAGATTCTCTTTTCCGAATGATGTTAGATTACCAATTTAATCAACTATGAGTGTTTTATTTGTATTTGGATTTGTGATACTACTTACTATAGGAATGGAACTTACTTGGCCTGTTAAGAAATGAATTTATTATTACGCCCTCTTGATAATGTTACTGATCCTGTATGGTCGGTAATTATATGTGTAATACTAGCAGTTGCCGGAGCATTGTTCGTAGTCGTATACATACTACGACAAGCATTTGCAGAGTTAGAAGATGGGAGCAATGACGCCACCGAGCAGGAAGAGCTGCTACAACTTTCGAGTGACGGAGATCAATCGTGTCCTTGATGGTGATACTATTGATGTTACTATCGACCTCGGGTTTGATTTATACAAGAAAGAAAGAGTTAGAGTTGCTGGAGTTGATACGCCAGAGAAGAGAACTAGAAACCTTGAAGAGAAAGCTCTGGGACTAGATGCTACCAACTGGATGAAAGAAAAACTAGAAGGTGCTATTGCTGGTGATGATGAACTCTCTGTCCGAACTGAATTGGTTGGCGGTATGGGTAAGTACGGTCGCCTTCTTGGTTGGTTATATATTGGAGACGCAGAAGTATCATTGAACGAGCAGATGATTACTGAAGGGTACGCTCATGCCTATGATGGAGGCACTAAAGATATGAACTTAGAAAAACTAAGAGAGATTCGTAGAGCACATGGCACGTTAATAGAATGAGTGTAAACCCACACTTATAAAAATGTAGCCAAACGATACAATATATTTCACTACATACACTATAATGTTTGTAGTGGAATATTATCATGCTTGGCATATATGTAATCATCACTCTCATTGTCCTCATGGTAGCGTATGCTGGCGTGGAAGAAACTATGCGCTTATTCGCTTATGCTGATCTTACGATTAGATACCAGTGGATTAAATTTAGAATGTTTTTGATGAGGCGTAAATTAGAACAACAACTCATAAAGGATCTACCTGATTACAACAAACTCATAAAGGAATTAAAAAATGACCAACGATAAGGAACTGTCGGATCTCAAGCTTGAGAGAAAAGAATGTCCTAAATGTGGTGCTATTTGGATCAACGGCAAACACATGTTTAGTGGTACAGCCGCATCATACGATAGAAGTGAACTAGATCTTGCTGGTCTTGTTTGCAATAACTTAGGTGACAATACTTGTATCAATCCATCAAAGGGAATGGAAGGTGGAACTACTTGGGAATATCGTTCTGGTTTTATTGATGGTGTTATTAAAGCAAAAAGAGAATCTATGGAAGACTTGCGTGATAAATTTGACGAACTATAAATACTAGTGGTGAACTAGGTTTTTGTTTTGGCGACTGGTACTGATGTATACTTGGGTAATCCCAACCTGAAAAAGGCTGGGACCCCAATACAATTTACAAAGAAGCAGATTGATGAGTGGATCAAGTGTAAAAATGATCCTATTTACTTTGCGATGAACTATATAAAAATCATCTCTCTTGACGAAGGTTTGGTGCCTTTTGAGATGTATGATTTTCAAAAAAAGATTTTGAGTGATTTTCATGAGACAAGATTCAACATCGCAAAGCTCCCAAGACAAACAGGGAAATCTACTACGGTTGTCGCTTATCTTCTTTATTACGCAATTTTTTACGATAGTGTTAATATTGGTATTCTTGCAAACAAGGCATCTACCGCTAGGGAACTGCTAGGAAGATTACAACTTGCTTACGAGAATCTACCAAAGTGGATGCAGCATGGTGTATTGGTATGGAACAAAGGTAATGTGGAGTTAGAGAATGGCAGTAAGATATTGGCAGCTTCTACATCTGCGAGTGCTGTCCGAGGCATGTCGTTTAACATTCTCTTCCTCGATGAGTTCGCATTCGTTCCAAACCATGTTGCGGAGCAATTCTTTGCCTCTGTTTATCCTACTATTACTTCTGGTAAATCAACGAAAGTAATTATTATCTCTACGCCTAATGGCATGAATCACTTCTACAAGATGTGGGAGGATGCTAGGAGAGGTAAGAATGATTATACTACTAATGAAGTTCACTGGTCTCAAGTTCCTGGCAGAGATGCCAAGTGGAAAGAAGAGACAATTAAGAACACATCTCCAAGACAGTTCGCACAAGAGTTTGAATGCGACTTCCTTGGATCTGCTGATACTTTGATTAGTCCAGCAAAGTTACAAACTATCCCATTCGCAGACCCAATTAAATCAAATGCTGGACTTGATATCTATGAGAGAGTCGAAAAGGATCACGAATATATTATTACTGTCGATGTTGCCAGGGGAATTGGTGGCGACTATTCTGCTTTCCTCGTGTTTGATATCACCACGATGCCGTATAAGATCGTTGCGAAGTACAGAAATAATGAGATTAAACCTGTATTGTTTCCCTCAGTAATTTTTCAAGTTTGCAAAGAATATAATAACCCATACGTTCTGGTAGAAGTAAATGACATTGGAGATTCTATTGCTGCTACTCTCAATTATGATCTTGAATATCCTAATGTACTTATGTGTGCAATGCGTGGTAGAGCGGGTCAAGTTGTGGGTCAAGGATTCTCAGGATCAAAAACACAACTAGGTGTCAAGATGAGTGTGACCGTGAAGAAGATCGGTTGCTCTAATCTCAAAGCTATTATTGAAGAAGACAAGTTATTGTTTAATGACTTCCAGATCTTCCAAGAACTTACCACGTTCGTTCAAAAGAAACAAGCATGG